AATGGCGGGGAACTTAGCCGGAGAAGCTACCATGCGAGAAGTCGTGTAGGCATCCGGGTAGCCAGCCTTAATCGCGTTCGCCACTCGCGTGTAGATTGCGTTGCGGCTATAATTCACTTTCCGAATGCCTCCTTAACAATGCGCGGCATTTCTTCACGCATCTTCTTGCCAGCGTAGTACATGGGCATATAAGCCGGAGTGCCGACATATATATCACCGCCATACCACCACCAGCCTTGCTTCGCATACTTCTGGGAATGCTCCATTGACCAAGACCCGGCGAAGACGGGAACGGAAGTCTGATAATGCGGATCTACATCAGAGCCAGTACCGAACTCAATGAAGTACACATCAGTGCCGGACATGACGAGTTTGTACCCGCCATCCATCGGTTCAACGCTGATTCTCGCGTCATCGTTCCCGTTTGCAAGAGTCAGGTGAGCATTAGCTTCTTGCGCTCCGATTTCAGCAAGCCGCTTGCAGACTTCAAGCATCTTCGGCTTGATTTCCTTCTGGTACTTCTCCAGTTCCTTCAGCGCCTTGTTGCAAGAGTCCTTTGAAAGCTCAAGGACTATTTGTTTCATCCGTCTCCACCTCAGATAGCGCAAGAACAACTTGGTTGATTGTGCGGGAAACTGCCACAACACGGTAGTCGAAAGGCTCTGTGTCGGGGTCAGTTTCAATCCACATAACCGTCTCCGTGTTCCAAGGCGTTTCAAGATCCTCAGTGGTAGCCGTGCGCCCGAAGGTCTGCGTGAGGCCGAACAGAGCGATGTCTGCTTGCCCTCTGCCGCCAGATACGTTCATCAGCGTCTTAACTGGCTCGGTGTACTGAACGGAGTATTCGCCCGACAGATTCCCGTCAGAATCGTAAAGTTCCGTTACGCCCTGATAAAACGCATAGGCTACCGGACGTTTGTTCCTCTTGAGCGTTCTCAACTGATAGCACCCACTCTCGCAAACGGAAGCACATTGTTGTGGATGTAGTCGAGCATATCGGTATAGTCAAAGTGCCTATGAACGCCATTCTCTATCGAAACGCTCTGCCCTTCCGCTCCAGCATGAGTCCATCCGACCACAACAGCGTAGATCTGAATGCCCTCATACTTACTCGGTACTTCTGTCACATCATCAGGAACGCCGCCAACAAGATGGTACATCCAAGCAAGAATCTCGTTCCCAGCCAACTCAATGTAAGTGTTAAGCGTCTCAGCGGTAGGCATATAGCCGCTTCCGTCTTCCAGGAGAGTCTGGACAGTTATCAACTTTTGTGCGTCCGTCATGTTATCAGCACCTTTACGCTTGGGGAGGGATTAGCCCTCCCCTTTATCTTTGGGTTTTGCCGTCCGCTTGGGCTTCTCGGCCTTTGCTTCCGGCTTTACTTCCTTCGGCTCATCATCGAGGATGCCAACAGTGATGCTGCCGTCAGGATTCTTGCGAACTGCCATATCAAGTGCCGGACGGAGCAGACACGAAAATGCCATTCGTCTTGCTGGCCTTGACCCAAGCATCGTGGTAGATGCGGTAGTTCAGCTTCCAAGCATCGGCCTCCTGGTTGACCTCCGGGGAGAAGATGCGCGGAATGTTGTGCTTGACGAGCTGCATCACGGCAGTCGGGTGGACGATCATGTAGTTCATGGTCTGACCGCCAGCGGTGAAGCCGCCAGCGCCATCAGATGTGGTGGGTGCGTTGATGGTGACAGAGGTGTGGAATCTGCCGGAGGGAACGGTGATGACTTGCATATCGTTGTACATCTCGACATTGTAGTTCACATTGTCATCGCGGTTCATAACCATGCGGGTCACGCCACCCTTAATCAGCTTGTAGGTGTTCGGGGTGACGAACAGGATACGACCCTCATAGGGGACTTCCTTGTCATCGAGGACGGCGGTCGCGCCGTCAATGGAAGCGATGGTAGCGGCAGAGGCAGACAGAGTCTCAGTGACCTTGTTCGTGCCAGTGGCGGCGGCGGCGTACTTGGCGAAACGATAAGCGTCAATTTCGGGGATGACCTCAGTGCGCTCAAACTCGCCGAGCAGAGTGCCGAACGCCATGCCAAGCGTCTCATCGTTGTCCATGACATCGACCATGAAGGAACGCCCACGATCCTGAGTAATCTCATAGGGTTCCCAAGCGCCGTCCACATCGCCGGGAACAAAGCCAGCGTTGCGGGAGTAGGCAGACAGGCCAACGGGGTCGGCGTTGTACAGATAGGCAGTCTTCATGCCGTCAAAACGAATACGCTCGGACAGGGTGTCCAGGATAGCGGTCTTAGAACCAGCCTTATAAATCTCGTCCAGAATGGGGAGGTATCTGCTGGCAAGCGCGATAGAGTTCGCCACGGGGGCGGTAACAGTAGTAGCCATTTACTTTTTTCTCCTTTGTTTTATTTTCGGGGAGGCAGTCCGAAGTAATAGCGGAGTTTATCGTCCGCTTGCTTCTCTGCCTGTTGCGTGGTCGGAGGAGCGCCAGGAGTGAGCGTGGGTTGCTTATTTAGCGCAGCCGCTTCCAGTTCCTTTTGCTTTGCCTCCAGAAAATCTTGCTGACACGCCATGATTGCGGCGGCATCGTTGTCAGCCATAGCCTCTGCCGCCCGGAGTGCGAGTTCTTTGTCATAGCCCAGAGCGAGACACTGTGCCATGAACCCACTCACTGTCTTGTCTCTGCGGAGTTCGCGCAGTTCGTTCTCAACTGCCGCTTCTCTCTCTTGCCTCTCAGCCTCGGCTCTCTCAGCCTCGGTCTGCTTCTCACGAAACTGGCGCTTCCATTCGGCAGCATCACTGTTCGCCTTGGAGAGCGCGGTCTTGAGTTTCGTCACCTCATCGCTGTTGTCCTTGGGTGCAGGAGTTTCAAACTCAAACTCCTCAAGGGCTTTCAGCTTATCCTCTGCGGTCATATCCGCATAACCTTCGATGCGAGTGGTATCAATCTTCATGTGTCTTTCTCCTTGCGTTTTTAGGTCTTCCCTGACCATGTTTTCCGTTTTTAGGTCTTTTCCTGACCATTTGTGCGATTTAAGTCTTCCCTGACTTATGCAAAAAGGACTGAACCTGTCGGAATTCCCGACAAGTTCAGCCCTGATTAGCCCTTACGCAAGCCCAATTACTTGCGCGTCTTGTTATGCAGTTTTAAGCGCCTTTTACTCTTTCTCTACTTCGGGAATACCCGCAACGCTCGTCAGGAGCGAAAGGATTCCGGCGAGAAGGGACGCAGAGCCAACTGCGATCCAGTTGACCTCGCCCATAACGGCGCTTGTCCCGATAGTAGCGACTGCGGTCTGGGCAACAGTTTTGATAGCACGGATGCCAGCCGCTTTGATCCATTTAGTCCAGTATTCAGTATTCATCGTGTTCCTCCTTAGAAAACCATCTTGACCAGTACGCCAATTACGGCAGTGGCAATCGTTCCTACTCCCCACAGAATCGCGGTCAGTTTGGTATTGATAACCGCGAATTGTGTGTCTTTCTCAGCCATTCTCTTTTCAAGGTCGGAGATTCGTTCTTCAAGCTTGCTGACTGCATCAGTTGCACCCATGCAATTCACCGCCTCTCAAGAAGCTTACCCCAAGTAGCCTCCCCAACAATGCCGTCCCGGTCAAGGTCGTTTCGTGTCTGAAAATTGCGGACAGCGGCAAGGGTTGCAACACCGAACTCGCCGTCAACGCCGCACACGCCCAAGGAATACTTCTGGTAGTGCAAGATACCTTGCATAGCCGCAACAGCGTTCCCGCCCATGCCGTTGGTCAGAACGGGCAACTCAACCGTCACAGTGCCAAGCCTCGGAGCGTCAGGGTCTTTCGGCTTCTCGTCAGGCTCAGAATGCTCAGTGGCGGCGGCATCCCAATCAGGTCTGCCATAGCCAGCAATGTTTGGAGCGCCGATTGCGTATGCCCGTCTCGCAACGGAGTCGGAACTGTTGCCCTCAATGGTGTGGACGATGCCGCCAGACACGCTCTCAACAATGCCCTGATGGTTGATTGCCCCATTAACATAAAAGAACACAACATCCCCGGCTTCGGGGTATTGCGAGAAAGCACCATGTTCTTTGAAAAACTGTGCGCTCCTCCAACAAGCCGCGCTCCCATCGCCGATGGGCTGATAGGTCATTGCGGCGGCTGTTTCAAGACCGAAGCAGTGGATGAATGCGGCATCCGTGAATAGGTCGCACCACGGCTGGTTTTGGGCATCCCATCCATACAGTTGAACAAGCCTCTTGTCCTCGGCGTATTTGTTGTAGTTATTTGTCCCCTCTTGGTAGCCAACTTGCTCGGCTACCCACTGGAGGAGTCTGTCCTTTGCATCTTGGACAGTCATAGGCATCATTCCTCAATTTCTTTGATAAGGCGAACCGTGTTTTCATAGTTCCCGTGGAACGACCCGGCGAACCGATGACGGAATACCCTCGCTTGGATCGTGAAAGCAGTCTGGTCTTGGTCTATCAGCGCGGCGTTTGCCGTGGACATATATGTGGTGCTACAACGGGCAGTCACTTTAGGGGTCTTCACTGTAACAGTAGGGTTATTAGATTTGTTATTGTTAAAGGTTGCCGCAGTTAGCGTGAAGTAAAAACCGTAGGAAGTTGCCCAAGTATAAGTGATTGTGCCTGTCGTAGCGCCGTAGTAGCGGAGGAACGTACCAGTTGCCAACGAGGAACACACGTTGCCGTTGAAGTCTTCCGCGCCGATGTTCGCCCAAGTCGATGGGCGCTTGTAAAGCGATTGCACCTGACTCGACACGGCGAACACAGGGAGCGCCTTTTGAACCGCAGAAGCATCGGTCACGATAGGCATTGTGCAGTCCCAGAGAATGAAGTACTCCCAGGCATTCATGTCTTCCGCAACGAACGTGCCAACTGTTTGCGTGGCGAGAATGTCTTTTGCCGTGGTAGACGGAGTCCAACTTGCGAACAATGTCTCGGACAATTTCTTCGTCAGCGGGTCGAATGTCTTGAACAACTCGGCGTCCGCGCCCATCCACGAATAGGTGTCTTCCATATCATAGAAAGACGCATTGCCGCCGCCCGTTTTGGGAATCACAATCGAAGGGACAGTCTGGAACTCTGCCCCCGCAATCGTGATGTCAGGGTGAGCCATAATGCCACCTCCTGTCAGGAGATGGTAAGCACCTTGGTCGTGCTATCCTGAGAGATGTTCGCGGCGGTAGCCTGACCAACGACCTTGCCGTTAGCGCCATACGCCGTGTAGCCGGAAAGAATATTCGCCGCCTGTGCGGTAGCATCGCTCGTTTCATAGAACGTAGCGTTCCCGCCGCCAGCCGCGAGAGGGATATTCACATACGGAACGGAGTTATAACTCGCACCGTTGATGATGACATTTTTCGCCATACTTCAAACTCCTTACGAAACAGTTAGGAACGATCCGTTCCAAGTAATTAGCCCGTAGTTTTGCGGGATAGGATTGATTGTCACAGCCCTCGACATCCGCATCCCGGCAGTGTCAAGGGTCTGCGTCTCGGCAGACGGAGTGACTTCGTACTCCCCAACATAGGTCTGAACATCGACATACTCTTTTACGACAGGAGTGCCGAGGGTCACACCCATAGTCGCGGCATCAATATCAACCGATACCGTCTGCGGCTTAAACGTAGCTGTGAGTTTCACGCCTTATCCACCACCGTTAAACCAGCAGATGGGATGATGTTGCACATGAAATTGCCGCTCTGATACCAGTCAAGGCGATAGACATATGATCCGACAGGAAGCAGTTCGCTCTCTTCCTCCGTCAGTTCAAGCTCTACCGTGTTGTCAGTAATGCCGTTGAACTCCTTGGAAAAGATCTCATCGCCGTTCGCTGATGCTTTGAAAGTGAGCTTGATGCTGTCTTGCTCACTGAGGGCCACACCGCCGATTTCGACCGGGAGCGCAATGCCATAGTCACCCTCCGTCATGGAGAGCTTTTGCCCTGTTACATTCCATGCCATTTCTTCACCCCCGTCTTCTTCTGTTGTGTTCACGATGCCATGCCCCAATGCGAGCGCCGCGAGTACCGTGATTGCTGTTTTGAACATGGCTACACCACTCAAGATTACAAGCTCTGTTGTCAGTCTTGTCTTCATTGATGTGGTTCACTTCCGCATAATTGTTTGGATTTGGGATAAATGCTTCTGCAACTATTCTGTGAACCGAATACTGCTTTCCCGCTCTACCGTTATTCCCGCCATTACCGTAGAGCCACACTGCCATGTACCCATGCCGCCTTGGCTGCGGTATGACATACGCGCCTTTCTTCTTGAGAATGTACGGCTTTCCCTTCTTGCGCTCTATAAGCGTTTCATGGGGAAGACTGCGGATTCTCCCCATATCACTCACTTCATACCTTGTTTCAAAGCCAACCACGGGTTTCCAAATTTCTTCCATAGCAAAAGTCCTCTCTTATTATTTGAGAGGGCGGCGGGAGTTTGCCCCGCCATGCGTCTCCCTCTTGCTATTTGAAGCATTTCGCTTTAACTAAAACTTAGCCAGCAAAGGCAATTAACATCCTCTTCGGCAATGCCCCACTGCCCTGGAAACTGAGTTGACCCTCCCTTAAAGGAGTAGAACTCGCCATCAATAGGTGCTGTCACGCCGTCAAGGTAAATGTGCGTGTCGCGGGAAGTCGGTAGCATCATGCAGTGCCAAGTCTTCTCTGTCGCGCCCACTTTTTTCGCAGTTTCGTATGCGGCTTGATTTGCGATTCGATGTGTCTCGGTATCCGCTATTCTGGCGATGTCTTCCCCTGTGCCGCCGTTTGAGAAGTATTCCGCGATCCTCTCTCGCCAAGTCTTTCCAGCCACCTTTGCGTCAACGACTTCCATTACTTCATCCAATGACGGAGTATAGTTGGACGAAAGATTATCGTTGGTTACAGAGTTTCCCACCGCGTATGCGAGGAGGAAGAGATCAAGAAGCTCGTCTATAATGTCTTCCTCATCACGTTTTTGGAGTGGATTATTGCCGAATCTATCACGGATTTCTGAGTTGAAGCGGTTTAGCTCATCAAATGGCAGAATGCTCGCCATTAGACAGCACCGCCAGTCTGATTCTCGCCGTTGTCGTTATCGGACTCAACAATCTTGGCTTCGCCCTGGCCGCCGTTCGTCTGCTCCGCTTTTCCAACCTTGGTCGGATCGCCCCAAATCATCTTGAGGTATTCCTCAGACATCTTCATGTCCTTCACAGGGTCGGAAGAGATGCCTGACTTCTCTGCCGCCAACTCGGGATGGAAGCCAGCCGCCATGAGCGTCTGGAACGCTTGAGCCTTGCTCTGGATGTTTGCCGTTTCGCCAGCCGGGAAGTTAAGCTCAAAGTCGTTGAGGTCAATGTCGAGCAATCCCTTGCGCCGCAGAATCTCCACGATGATTCGGTCGAACTGGCGGTTGGACTCATAGAACAAGTCCTTCGTATTCCTCGCGCAGCAGTCGGCCTGATACCATCCATAGGAAGCGAGGATAGCCGCTCCCGTTGTGTCGTAGGCAGAGCCGCCGTTGTTGCGACTCGGCATGGCACAGATGCGGAGAATTTTGTCCTCAATCGTGTCCGTGAGAACCTTCGTCTGGCTCTGGTCAAGCTGTTCAGACAGCACCTTGAAGTCGGCTTTGTTTTCACCGATGCTTCTCAGTGCAATCATGCCAGCCTTGCGGATGTCAGTAATCGTAGTGTTCTCAGGGAACTCGCAGTTCACAGCGATTGCGAGGCTCTGAATGAACTGCTCCACGCCGTCACAAGCGTTAGAAGTCAGGTTAGAAAGCTCATCAATGAGCGGGATAGCCAACTCAAAGCTGGAAGTGTTGATGCTGTTGTAACGGTACTCGATGATAGGAATGTATCCAAGCACATTCGGCTCGGAGTAATCAATCGTGGTAGCCGTTGCCATGAAGTCATGGTTCTTCTCCGTGGTAATCATCTTGCCAACCACAGTGCCAGAAAGGTGGTAAACCATCTTCTCTGTGAACACATCGAACTTCGCAACGCCGTCAACAGTGACCATATTCACGCCCATCACAGGCTTATTGCCTGGACGGAGGGAATACACAACGAACGCAGAGCGCGGGTCGAGATCGTATGCGCGGAACGGTACGCCGTCCTCATCGGTAGGCTCAACGAAGATAACTCCCTTGCCAACCCGGTGAAACCAGTCAGCCGCTTTATTGTCAGCCTCTGCTTTGCCGGAGCGGTAAAGGTACTCATTGAGTTTCTTTACCTTGCTCTGTACTCCCTTACGCCGTGCTACATAGGCGCACGGCTTCTGGAGCAGATAGCCGTTCTTAAAGTCCACCACTTCAGTTGCCATGTTCACTTGAACAACATTCAGAATGTCTTCGCGGACTTCCTTGCGGCGGTTCAGAATTGGTTGCACACCTCGCGTGTACCAGTACAGGAACTCCTCCTGGAGCATATTGTTAACGTGGTAAACGAGCGCAGAGTTTAACTCCGCAATCAGGTTTCCCTCGTTGATGTCATCGTAGGAGGCGTAGATGTCCAACCGCCCAAACATATCGTTGCGGATCACCGGGGAACTGGTGGTCACAGTTTCATCAGCCAAACGCTCACCTCCAAAAAATAAAAAGGCTGAGATGTTGCATAAAACGCAACAACTCAGCCCCAATTGGCTCTGCTCACAGCCCAGTTGCCGTGAGCGCTATATCAAATCATTACGGCTCTTTATACACAAGCCGCTTGCCTTGCTCCAAAACGACCCATTTGCCGCGCTCCCGCTTTACAATGGCCTCTTTGCCGACAGCGACAATGCGCTCAACGGCATCCAGTACCTCTTTCGGCATTTCAAATCACAGCCCTCATGTCTTTATACTCTCCACTCAGGAGGATGTGC